TTGGTGTTGGATTAGTTGCTTTAGCAGTTTTTAATCCCGCTGTTGGCTTTGGCTTAGGTGGTGCCGCTGGTTTCGGTGCTGGTGCTGCTGCTGGTGCTGCTGCTGGTGCTACTGCCACGTTAGGTGCAACTCTTACTGCTGTTGGAGGCAATATTGGTCTTGCTTTAATTCTTGGCGGAACGGCTCAACTTCTTTCACCGCAGCAGCAGCTTGGTGCTAGCAGAATTAGAGGCGAAGGAACAAACGTTAGAGGCACTGGCCCCGAAGGTGTTACTCGTGGAGGATCAGACCAGCAGTCTTATGCGTTCACTGGCCCCGCTAATACCGTTGGGACAGGTGTAACAATTCCTGTCATCTATGGGCGTGTAATTACTGGTGGACATTTGCTGGCTGCCAACGTTGAAGTCGCTGACGACTCTGATCCGTTAAAACTTGAAACGCGATCGCCTGGCCTGGAAACATTGCGAGTTAATGGTCAAAAACTTACGCGAGAGCTGCAAAGCCTTGGAGGTCTAAAAACTCTTCGCGGCTCGGCAAATGATTTAGTCGTAAATGCAGATGACACTAATAAAGACAAAAAAATAGCCATTAACAAGGTTTTTGGCCCAAGCGACGACAAGCCTTTGGAAGCAGGCCAAATTCTTGAAGAACAGGGCCTTCAATACTTTAAGAGCCCAGGCAGACGAAAAAAAATTGATGTTATTTTTCAGATAAACAGAGGACTATTTGATTTTGCAGGCGCAAAAGGATCTACAAAAATTGATGGTTTTATCAATTACCAAATAAAACTAGAAGTCACTCAAGACGGTAGCGACGGTGGTAACGTTGTTGCGGCTTCAGCAAGCGCAACTGTCCAAGGTTTGTTGCTGCAGACTCAAGACGTAACTTTTGGGCACAGGCTAGAAATGCCAAGAATTGATAAGGGGAAAAAGGTCAACATTTCTGTTGAAATTCTAGATGCTGCTGTTCGTGAGAATGCAAAGCTAAAATTGCAAGCATACGGTTACAAACTTTTGGAGGACAAGGACTAATGGCGTTAAATTCAAAAACAAATCTCAAGCTAATTGACGCTATTTGCGAAGGGCCGATTGAAGGCTTTGTGCATCATCGAAAAAGCATTTTTTTAAATGAAACAGAACTTACTTTTGATCAGTTAAAGCAAAGAGCTGTTTTTGTTGACAAAACTGACGGCACTCAGGATCAAAGCAATTTTAGAAGTCGCACAGTCTTTTCTGACGCACAAACAACGATTGAACCCGTTGGAGAGCAGATTGGGAAAAACTATAGCGAAGAGCTGACGGAATCAAATTTAGTCAAAAAAAATGGTCGCAATTATGGAGCGGGTCAAGTTATTCGTGACATTACTGACCCAGAAGTTGATTTTGTAAAATTAATTTTTACGATTAAAAAACTGTTTTGTGTTGCTGCTGAGGGCTTGGCACGCGGCCAAATGTTTTCTGCTCAAATTAAATTAGCCGTTGAAATCCAAGATCAAAACGGCTCATTTAAAAAAATTCCTATTGCCTCAATTAATACAGACCAAAAGAACGTCATAAAAGGCATTTCAACATCAGACTATCAGTATGAAACGCAAGAAATTGATTTGCGTCGTTTTAAATTTCCGTATCGTATCAGGGTGCGTAAAGAAGAATTTAAAAATCAAGAAGATGCGTTTGAGATTAAATTTACGGACCTTGAGGATTTGCCAAAGCGAACTCCATTGGCAAGCAAACGAGCTGACACCATATTTTGGTCCACCATGGTTATTGGTAAGCGCGTCAAGGTTTCATACCCGCATACTGCGCTGGCATATTTAAGTATTGATTCAGAGGAATACAACACTTTGCCTTCTAGAGCGTATGACGTAAAAGGTTTAAAAGTAAAACTTCCTTCTAATTACAGTCAAGTTCGTGCTGATGGTAGCCTTGATTTTAAACCAGACAACATTCCGTTTGATGGCAGTCTGACAGAAGATCTTCACTGGACAACATGCCCTGTTTGTTGTTTTTATGACCTGCTTACTAACAGTCGTTATGGTGCTGGTGACTTTATCGACCAGTCAAATTTAAACTGGGTTGATTTAATTGATATTGCTCGTTATTGCAATGAGCTTGTTAGTACGCCTGAAGGACCAGAGCCGCGTTTTGCTATCAACACTGTTATTGGCTCGCAGGCTGAGGCTTACAACGTCCTGCAAGACATGGCTAGTGTTTTCCGTGGGATGCTTTTTTGGAAGGCAGATAACGTTCAAATCGCCGCAGATCACGGAGAACTGGGCGGTGAAAACGTAGCTGCTATTCATGTTTTTAGTAATTCAAACGTTGTAGGCGGTGGATTTAATTACAGCGGTTCATCACTTAAAACTCGTAGCACTCGGGTTCGCGTCAGATACAACGACCCAGACAATTTCTACAAACCAAACTTTATTATTATTGAAGATCAAAAACTTATTAGTCAGTACGGCATACAAGAGAAAAGCATTGTTGCTTTTGGTTGTACTTCTAAATATCAAGCCCAGCGCATGGGACGGTGGATCATGCAATCCGAAAAATTGCATGACGAAACAGTCACTTTTTCTGTTGGTCTCGAAGGCTTAAACGTTTTGCCTGGTCAAGTGTTTGAGGTGTCTGATGAGATGCGACTTACCACTCGACTTGCTGGTCGAATTGTTGGAGCGACACGTGACTTTGTTGATCTTGATCAAACAGCAGTTTTGCCCAGCGGCAGCAACAATAAGTTGTCTGTTGTGATGGCCGATGGGACGGTAGAAACTCGGGCGATTGCAAGTGTTAGTGGTGTCAGAGTTACGCTCGCTAGTTCTTTTACGCAACCACCGCCGGATGATGCGCTTTTTGCAATCAAGAACGATTCAGTTGTTTTAAACAAATATCGTTGTTTAACTGTTACAGAAGGCGACGCTGGTGTTTATAGCATAATTGGAGTAAAGCATGTTGACGGCATTTATCGAATTGTCGAAGAACCTGATCGCAACCTTGTTTTGCCACCTCCTTTTGTTTATGGAGACAGGCCCGATGCACCGCAAAATTTAAGCATCAGGTTCCAACAAATTGATGATGGTCGCAATACAACAAATCGTGCAACGGTTTCATGGACTCGCGGTCTTGTAGGCACAACAGCTGAATTTAAAGTTCGATACAAGATTGGCAATGGTGGTAATTACACAACTATTTTTACAACCAATAATTCAATCGACATTGCCAGCAATCTTGTTCCAAACAAGCGCCTGTTTGTAGAAGTCAAGGCGATTGGCCCTGAGCCTGATCGTAAGCAATCTGACTATTCTTTTGTCAACCGTGTTATTGGAGTTGGCGGAACAAGTGATGATGCAGACGGTCAAGCCACTGTTGTGTTGCCGCCTGACCCTGAAGATATAACGATTGAGTTGATTGGCAGTGATCAAGTTGTGCTTCGTTGGGCACCAACAGCAAACGGTCAAAAACTTGAAAGTTTTGTTGCACAGATTCGCCACAACGCAAAGACGGATGGCTCTGGAACATGGCCAAACAGTGTTTTGATTGCAAAGGTTGAGGCGCGAACAACTGCTGTAACGTTGCCGTTATTAAACGGTGAATATCTGGTCAAGTTTGTCAATGAGCAAAAGCAGCGTAGTGCTAACGCAGGCAGTGCTGTTATCAACGTTCCAGATGCCATTCCCAAATACGATTACGAGGTTTATCGCGAGGATGCGTCACCTGGTGAATTCCCAGGTCAAAAAAACAATGTTGTTTATAGCAGCGAATACGACGGCTTGATATTTGACGGTGACGCCTCGTTTGACGATATTGCAAGTTTAGACGGTTTTACTGACAATATTGACAGTCTTTTTGGGACCCAATTTTCTAGTGGCGAATACATCTTTCAAAAGGTTGTTGATCTTGGCGCAAAATACAACGTGCGATTTAATCGTATTCTTGCGACTAGAGGTTTATATAAAAGTGATCTAATTGATGATCGTACTGTGTTGATTGACCTTTGGTCAGATTTTGATGGTTTAATTCCTGACGACACGAATGTTGAGATGTATTTCCGCAAGTCAGATGCAGGTGCAACTGAGTCTGATTTCATTAAAGAAGATACCGATAAACTGCAGCTTGAAGATGGCTCAAGCATAAGGCAAGAGTCTGATTTGACGTTTGAAGAGTGGATTCCTCTTGAAAACAACGCTTATGTTGGCCGATCATTTCAATTTAAGGCTGTGCTGACCACTGATCATCTTGATCAAACACCTGTAGTTGATCAACTTGGTGTATCTGTGCAGTTGGAGCGTCGAACTGAAAACAGTGGAGTAATTCGATCTGGTCTTGGTACAAAAACAGTAACTTTTGAAAAGCCTTTTTATATTGATGCCGACACTGCTGTTTCAGTTGGCATTACAGCTTCAAACATGGAATCTGGGGATTACTTCGACTTGAGCGAGCCGACTGCAACTGGTTTTACAATTACATTCAAGGGCACGTTTGATGGCGACGTATTGATTGACAGATTTTTTAGTTACACTGCGGTAGGATACGGAACACAGCAGGCTTAAAATTTGTCATGGCACAGGCAGATGGCGTAGTCGCAAATGGCAGTGGTTCAGCTGTAAGAGCTGACTTGAACAACCAGCTGGCTGCTGTTTTCACGACTCATAGTGGAGCAAGCGCCCCATCAACAACTTACGCCTATCAGTTTTGGGCTGACACAACTGCTGAAGAGTTAAAAATTAGAAACAGCACGAACAGTGCATGGATTACATTGCGTGGCCTTGACGGGGCGTTTACCATTCCTGACGGTTCGGTCGGAACGCCAGGCTTAAAATTTAGTTCTGATACGAATACAGGTTTATACAGGTCAGAGGCCGACACGATTGCTTTTTCAACAGCTGGAACGTATCGAATGCTGATTGGCGGAAGCCTTGATACGAATGACGGCGGCCCATCATTGCTTTGGAAAACAACCAGCAATCCCATCGAAAATAATGTAACCGGAATTCAATTTACAAATACGGGCCGGGTTAATATCGGTAATTTTGCTAACTGCCTTGTTCTTAATCGACACAGTACTGAGGGCACAATTGTTGGCATCAGGCACAACACAAACAATGTTGGCTCTATTACGGTTACGTCTTCCGCAACTGCTTACAACACCAGTTCTGACTATCGATTAAAGGAAAATGTTGTTGCTTTAACTGGTGCAAAGGCACGTCTTAATAATCTTGACGTTAAACGATTTAATTTCATTGCTAACCCATCAGTTACGGTTGACGGTTTTCTGGCGCATGAGGTGCATTCTGTTGTGCCAGAAGCTGTTCACGGGACTAAAGATGAAGAAGACGGTGATGGAAACCCTGTATATCAGGGTATTGATCAATCAAAACTTGTGCCGCTTTTAACCGCTGCGTTACAAGAAGCTTTTGCTGAAATTGCTGCTTTGACTGCTCGTGTTGAAACCCTGGAGGCAGGTTGATGGCTGATCGCAAAATTTCACAGCTTAATAGTCTGACTTCACCGGTCGCTGCAGACACCTTCGTTGTTGTTGACGCTGACGAGGCAAACAGTTCTCTTAAAAACAAACAGCTGCGTTTTGACACACTGCATAAGGCAGTGCCTGACGGCTCGGAGTCTGCGCCTGCTATCAGTTTTCTAACTGATTCAAGCGTCACTGGTTTTTACCGCTCAGCTTCAAATGAAGTCGCAATAACTGCTAACAGTAATTACGTCGCCAAATTTACTACCGCAGGGTTTCAACTTGGTACTGGAATCGCAGCAGCTCAGCTGCATCTGTTTAGTACCGACACGACCGATCAGGTCATTATCGAGAACACTGATGCTGGTTTAGATACGGCACCTGATGTGGTGTTGTATCGCAACTCTGCATCACCTGCTGTTAACGATAACCTTGGCAATCTTGAGTTTCGTGGTCGTAACGCCGCAAGTGAAAACGTCACTTACGGGCAGATTCTAACTCGTATTGCAGATACAACTGATGCCAGTGAAGACGGCATTCTGCAGTTGATGACTGCTGCTGCTGGTACGACTGCTGCACGTATAACTCTTAAAAGCGACAGGGTTGGAGTCAACGAATCCGACCCACAGCATCCGCTCCACATCACAGAATCAGTGGCCAACACTGGTTTGTTTATTGAGTCGGCAGAAGCTGTTGCGGTTAGTGCTGCTGACATCACGTTGTATCACCACCGTGGCACTACAACTGCCGGTCAAGATAGTGATGTTTTAAGTAGCATCAACTTTCAAGGCAACAACGATGCCAGCACACCTGAGCAAATTCAGTTTGCCGAGGTTGAGGGCAGCATTGTTGATGCAAGTGATACAACGGAAGACGGCAAGCTGGATCTCAAGGTTCAGGCTGCTGGAACGTTGACAAGCATGGCGGCAATTACTGCTGCCAATATCACGCTTGGCGCACGTCCCATTATTCCTACGCTTACGCCTGCATCAGCCACTGCTGCTGGCATTGCAGGTGAAGTGGCATGGGATGCAAACTACATTTACGTCTGCATAGCGACTAACACATGGAAGCGGGTTGCAATCGGCACTTGGTCCTAAGATGACTTAAAAGCCGATCTAGTCATGGCCAACGTCAAAATCAGTGACCTGACCGCTTATACGGATCCGGTTGCGACTGACGTTTTGCCGATTGTTGATCTTGTCAATGATCAGACAAAGAAGGTCAAGGTTGAGGATCTACTTAAGAAGTTTGGCCTTGGAGCGGAGGGATCGCCTAGCTTTTTCTTTACCGGCGACCCTGATACAGGGATATACAGCCCTGGTGCAAATCAATTCGCACTTACGACTGGTGGAACGCAACGTCTGTTGATTGATGCGTCTGGCAATACAACGATCCAAGGTGACCTGACTATCAATGGTACGACTACAACAGTTGAAAGTAATACTCTATCAATTAATGACAAAAACATTGAGCTAGCAGTTGTTTCAACGCCAACAGATACAACTGCTGATGGTGGCGGCATCACGCTGAAAGGTGCAACAGATCACACGATTGTTTGGACAAATAGCACTGACAGCTGGGACTTTTCCGAGCACGTCAACATCGCAAGCGGCAAAGAGTTTCGCATTGCA